CTGCTTTTAAATCAGCAGGGATTGGAGGCTCCGAAGAACCTAATAAACTGAAAGTAACAAGTCCATTCAACCAATCTGTATTAACATTTTGAACTTCAAATGCCCGATCTAATGTTGCACCTGTCGTATAGTCTCGGATCGTACTGGTTTGCACACGCACGACATCGCCAATTTCAATATTATTTTTGCTCGGTAAACACTGTACTGTCGCTGTAATAGGAGGACCCGAATAGCGATCTCGCAATGCATCAAAAAGCCAATTGATTGTTGAAAACGTATGTCGGCTGCCGTGCAGGCCTTCAAAATTCAATTCATAGATAGGAACATCGCCATGCTTACCTATGCTATTGGCATCGATCAATAAATTTGCGCGGGTAAAACGTTCATCAACGAAATTCCAATTCCAATTGATGCGATATTTATTTCTTACATTACGCATTGAATGCTTTATGCCATCTATTTTAATGATATTACTATCATCTAATGTAGCAACGCAGGGGGCGTCCCGTAAAATATTGGGCATGCGGCGCAATCCTATGCGACCATCCGCGTAGATAGGGCTATAACAGCCTATATTTTGAAAAATTTGTCGTTCAAGAAAGCGCTTGCCATCTTCTTGCTGTGTACCTGAAAAGCGTAATATTAGACCATCATTGCCATCACCTTCATTGTAATTCCATAAATCTTCGCCTATATCGGTAAAATCGGCTTTATTCACATACGCTGAAGCAATGCTCATATGCCAATTAGAGGGCAACGTTTGTCCTGCTTGATCAATCAAACTACCCGTCAAAAGTGCATAAGCAAGTTTAGGTGCGGGCATTTCAAGAAAAACAAATTCTTCAACTTCGGGTTGCCTATCTTCATTTTGAGTTTCATCATAGACATGCTCGACTGCTTTACTGTTATTCGTGCCGCGATAACATTGCACAAATTTTTCATTTGTCGTATCAATACTTGCACAAGCTAATATTTCATCATCAAGTTTGATCGTCACTAATGTTTCACTAGGGTATTCTGAGGCAGTCGGTGAACGCTGAAATTTTTCAAAATCAGAAATATCAAAGACCTGAATCGATGATGCACTTGCTGTGCAAGTGCTTGCAAGCGTTGTCAATGCAAGCGTAAAAATATCCTTGCGTTGTTCGCGTTGAATATCGGCACAATTGACTCTATAGACTCCCGATTCGTATTGAATTGAATCAATAACCTGTGTCGCGATTAAGGTATAGTCATCAAAAGAATAACCATCAAAGCCCGCATAGACGCGCACACGCTTGCCCCGCAGGCCATACCCTGTTGCAAGTTTACTGTAAATCAAGGAAGTGATGTCGCCATTTTCATCAAGCAATTCAAAATTGATCGCACCGATTGTTGAGGTATTATTAAGCGAATCCAATTTTTGGCTGACGCCACTTATTTTGCGTACTGTGCCCTCATAGGTTTCAGTTGGCACCAATTCTGTTTTTGAAGAAACTTGAAAATAGGGGCGAATCGCTCCCTCATTTAATTGCGCGCCGAAAATATAGGCATCCGTATTCGCAGATACCGATGACGCACCACTTACTAATGCAATATGTGCACGAATTGTTTCTGTTGATGCACTGACAAAAGTAGCTTGAAAAATAGCTTGAACAATAGATGCCGATGCAGCAAGTGAAATTGTCGTGCTATGTACTTCAACACTCGCAGTATCAGACAAAATCAATCTAACACTAGGCAAATTGTCGTGACTTGTGAATGAAAAAATACCGAAGGACCATGTATGTCCTGCTAAAACAGCATAACGAGAAGATGCTTCCTGATATAAAACAGGGGTTGATGTTGACGCAATAATTCTATCGAAACCCACGCTGACTTCAGCAGAAACAACGACATCTTGTTTTTCCCAAACCGTTGCACTGAAATTTTGGGTTTGTGTCAATAAATTGCGGGTGAGTTGCGCAGTATCATCGTGTGTTGTGAAATACCATAAATCAACCGCGCTTGCATCAAATGCGATTTCAACAATGTAATGAGGTTCTTTTACCTTGCTATCATTCGCGACTTTAAAAATAGTGCTATCATTTCTCATAGCGCCCGAATCCTGAATGTGATATTAAAATAGCTTGACGTATTTATGCGCGCTTCTGTGTATGAATTTGATTCAAGAATGCATTGTGATATTGGATTATCGGGACTTGCAGCAGTACCGTAAGGATCAAAAACGAATGTTTCACCTCCATCAACGGATTCAAGAAATTCGCGAAAATAAGGAATATTATCAATATGAATTTCATTCGCTGTGACTTGATAATATTCTAATCCTGTGTAGCGTAGCGTTTCTGTTGTGCCATTTAACGACATGCGTTGTATTCGTTTTGTATTATAAGAACGATTTAATACCGATGCAGTGAAATCAAGATCATATTCTGTATTTAAAACATGCCCGCTTGCAATATTGCGTTTCGCAGTATAGGTCACACTAGCCATTCGCAATCTCCTGCGCATTACGGGAACTATTTGAAATCAAGATCACGTCTTGATTATCAACAGCATCACGGATACTTTCTATGATCCTATCTCTTGTATAATCATCGAAGCCGTATAGGTCGCCACTGAATTCAATTGTAATTGCGCTTTGTGCTCCTGTTAATTGTCCAAGCTGGGAAGGCGCTTCAGTCGGCACAGGCGCAACAGGTTGGGGAATCACACCACCACCGCCGGCGCCACCTGTAGCAATACCGCCGGCGCCGCCTGCGCCACCAAATTGTGTGCTTCTGATTGCTTGAACTTTTGCAAGTCCTGCAGCAAGTGCGGCAGCAGCAATAGGATATGACCAAGGCGGTCCGGGCGGCCCCTTCAATGCTGCGGTAAAGGATGCATAGGTATCAACAAGTGCTGTTGCAACTGCACCTGCTTTTGCAATATCAAATAAACTTTTTGATTTTTGTTGCGACAGCGACATCAAGCTATTAAAGAAAGTACCCGATGCCGACAAGGCTTGCGCATTGCGCTTTTGCTCAGACTTAGCAAGATCGTCTGCGTGTTTTTGTTCAATTTTTGAAATTAAAGCATTGCGTTTTTCCCATGTAATTACTTCATTTTGAAACGCATCTTCGATCATGAACTGTCGGCGATCATATGATTCTTGTAGGCGTTCTTCTTCCGTCATCAACTGATAATCAAGGCTTTCGATTGCACTTTGATATTGCATCGTGACGCGCTCTTGCGCTGCAGCTTGCGTATCGGTCGCTGCACTGACATCCGTCATTTTATTTAATAATTCATCGAGCGCTTCGTTGTAAGCATCAATACTGATTTTGCCCTGTTGTTGCAGTTGCAATAACAGACTTTCTTTTTCAAAAAAGAGATCATCTTCTTTCTGTGCATCGATTAAAGAATCGCGGTATTCATTCAATGCGGCAGTGCGTTCTTTTTGCGCAGCAGTCACTTCGTTTGTTTTTTCAGTTGCTTTGCCGCCGCCTTTGCCCAGACTAACCATACCGTACGCTGCATATTCATAATCGGGGCCTCCACCGCCACCCATTGGACTAAAGCCCTGCGCAATGCGGGTTTGATCGATCTCGCGCATTCTGTCGCGCAGTTCAACGATCTGTTCGCGCCAAACATTAATTTGTCGCTCAAACGCATCGTTTGTAGGATGTCTCTGCAAGTTTTCAATCTTCGCTTCGATCTCAGTGACTGCATGCCCTAATTGCTCGAAAGCGGATACTTTATCGCCCGATGTAATGTCAGCAAGATTTGAACCCACGCGATTCCAAAAATCACCCCATGCTTTTGTGCCCGTTGTGATTTGCCGCAGAAATTCAGCCATTGTTTCGACGATTGTTTTCAATGATCCGTCTGTTGCTGTGATTTGCAACACTAATCCTTCATATGCAGACGCTAATTCTTTCACCGCACCCTGAAATGTATCGGTGCGTGTTGCTGCTTGTTCTGTTGCTGTCGCTGTGCCTGTTAATTTTTGTTCCATATCTGCGAGAAGTTTATAATTCTTTATCAAAATCTGTGCGGCAGCGACATTTTCCCGGCCGAACAAATCGGCTTGTTCTGTTGCACTGAGATTCGCAGTTGCAAGATTTTCAAAAGCTTGTGACATGCCGACAATTGAGGGATTGAATTCGGTTTTTGCTTTTGTTGTCATTGACAACAGGACGCCACGCAGATTCGTGCCCGCGATTTGTGCTTTGATGCCGCCTGATGCAAGAATTTGCAATGCCGCGTTTGTCTGTTCAAATGAAAGCCCCGCATTGCTTGCAACAACACCCGCTTTTCGTAACGCTTCAGCAGTGAATTCAATTTCAGATGCACCGTACTTTGCGCCTGCAGCTAGGACATTGATGAAACGATTTGCTTGATCTGCACCCTCGCTGAATTGATTCAGGGCTTCACCTAGTGCCATCGCGGCGCTGGGGAGATCCATGCCTGCAGCTTCAGCGAGCGTGATTGTTTCGCGAGTAACCGCTTTCAATGCGGCAGAATTTTCAAGCAAATCGGGCTTTGCACTTGCGACAAGTTTGAAGGCTTCAGCGGCCTGCGATGCAGATAAAGTGGTTGATGCGCCGAATTCTTTTGCTGCGTCACTGAGATATTCAAGCTGTTTGCCTGTCGCGCCCGTAATTGCAGATAAATCGGCAACCGATTGTTCGAATTGCGCAGTAGTACGAATTGCGTTTCTCATGACATTGACTGCAGCAAATGCGCCAAAAAATCCAACTAAGAAATTAGTTGCTGTTTTTAATGTTAATGATGTCGCTTTTAATTGTTTATTTGTATTTTCAGCGGCATCGCCTACGCCTTTGATCGCAGTGCTTGCTTGTTGTGCGCCCTGCTTTGCTTGTGACGCATCAATTTTGACGCCGAGTTCTGCGATGTCCATGAGTTATATATCCTTCATCAGCGGCTTGGATTAAGCGAATAAACGTATCAACGTCATCGATGCGATATGCTTGCGCATATGCCACAATGTCCGCAATTCGAATTGGTTCATCCGCTTTTCTCCCTCGCGTCAGAATGTTAAACGCATAAAAGATATGATCTAACTCGCGCGGCTGTTCAGGACGCTCTTGAAGCGCGGGCGGTAAATGCCCCAATTGAGGCGCAACAACGTTTTCTAAAAAATCGGCTTTGTCTCCCCAATCTATTGACCACTCGATAACTTTTTTACCACAGTTTCGGTTTCAGCTAGGGCCTCTTCACGAAACAGGGAAATATCTTGTGACCATGTTCTGATTAAATCCATGAGCCACGACAATGCAGGATCAGACAACAGCTTGATTGCTTCATCGACACTGTATTTGATTTCTTTGCCGTTATTCTTTAGGCCTTTCCAGCCTAACAGGACGTGTCGCGCCATCGCATCGACTTCGATTTCATCTACGATCTTGTCATCGAGTTTGCCCATGCGTTGTAAGCGGCGAAAGGGTTCCATGCGTTTATTGACATACGCGCTGTGATGCGTGTTCAAAAATCGCGCAACAAGAAACGAAGTTTCATTGTCATAGGGAACCCACACGCCCTCTGTTTCAGCTTTTGGGCTGAGTTTATTTTCGCTTAAGTCCATCTGTGCCTCCTTTAGGCATCAAGTGCATCTATACCAATTGCGTAAACTCCTGCATCGTCAACCATTGCGCCCCACGTCATTTCTTGCACGACATCCGCATTCGGGCCGCCTGCTGCAGTTGTGCTGTCAGTGTAACGTACTTTCGGCACACTGAAGATGTAGCTGTTGCCTGCACTGTCGGTGACTTGAAAACGAATATTTGACTGGGTGTTGTTGACGAATTTGTTGACATACGTGTTGTCTTCAAAATACGCAGTTAATGAACCTGTTACTTCGCAACGTCCGAGACCTATTCCTGCTAAGTCATCGCTGCCCACTTGCGGTTGATCACGGGTATTGTTATTCAATTCAAGCGTTAGATTCTGAAAGACAGCATTAGTCAGTGCTTGTCCGCCTTCCCAGATACGATTGATATTGCCTGACGCATTCATCACGTCATTCGTTGATGCGGGAGTGATAGCGCTTGCAATCGTTGCTGTCGAAATTGCTTGTCCTTTACCCGCAAAGGCCATTGTGCCCGTCATGATTGATTGTGACGCAACATCTAATGACATTGAACCGACGCGCATGCCTGCATATTCATGAAACGTGCTGACATCTTGAAAGCGTTTTTCGACAGTGTAGCTTTTGGGCGTTGTGCCGTTTCGAATATGTTTCCCTTGCGCAAGCGTTGATGCGCCGAATCCTTCGCTCGTGAAAGCGGTACTTGCACCGCTTGATGCTTCAAGGCAAATGATTGTCGCGCGCTCGCCCGAAAACGTTGCAGTTGCAACTTGATAATCACCATCATTGCCTGCAGTTGTCGCATTCGAAACTCGGAAAAACATGCCCGATCTCAAATGATGCATCGCGCTTGAATCACATTTGATTGTTGCTGCGCTGAAACGCGCTGATGCGACTGCTGCGCTGACTTGCGTTGTGACCCAATCCGCATTGAGGGCGCCTGCAAGCAGGTCATCGATGTCGTTGTAGCGCAATTCAAAACCAATGTCGCCTGCTGCGCCGCCACCGACAACCGTGATGTCGGAAACATTGCGATCTGAGCGAATCGTATCGGATGTGACAGTGTTGATGTTGCCCTTTAATGATTCTGAAGTGAAGTTTAAGGCCTTCATAGTTTCTGAGCTAACTAAAACACCCCATGTCGATTCTTCGACATAAAGCAAGCCAACTCGGTTTGAATCTGAAAATGACATGTGCCCCCTCCTGATAGAAGTTCATTAATCGAGGGGGCAGTGGAAAACGAGGTGTTTGAACGAGGTTTTTCCGCGCGCTCGCGTTCTTGTAAGTATAGCGCAGATTAGTCTAAAATGAAGGTGATCGTTATAGATCAAACTTCTCTTGATTTCATTCTTTCGCCCGGGATCCCTCCCGGGCATTTTTTTGAATAAAAAAAAGGGAACCCGAAGGTTCCCTAAAGTGCGCTTGAGAAAAGCGCGAGCGAGTTATTCTTTTTTGGGCATTTTTTTCAAACATTCTTTAGCGAAATCTTCTTCATCAAATTCGCTTTGTTCTTCACCCACATTAAATTCTCGGCCTATAATTTGCAATGTTTTTGAACTAACAATATAAACGCCGTTATCAAAATTATTGCAATCAAGGTCTTCACATTTTCCTAAGCCAAGAGATAAATTGCCTCCTAAAAAATTTCCAATGACTTGAATCAAACGTGCCCGAGCATAACTTTCATCACCCAAGCGCTCGCCCATGACTTGTCGCGTTGCATTCAAAAATCCTTCGATTGAATCACGACCGCCGTTCCAATGAAGATAGATACCTATTGCATCATCATTGTATTCATCAAAACAAACTACTGCTCTATTTCCCATTTCACTCTCCTTTATTTACACATTGCGTTCAGTTCAGCTTTTATCTTTTTCGCTTTTTCGCCCTTCCAGCCTTTGGCGTTTGCTAAGAAGTACAGCACCACACTTTTTGCACTGTCAGCATAATAATCATCATTAATGCTGTCGATCATAAACATCGCATCAAGATAGGGCTGGGCATAAGGACTGACTTTTACCCAGTCTTTTTCAACATCTCTTGCAATTTCTCGGACACTTCGCATTTTCATTCTCCTTTATTTATAACCCGTAACGTGAAGCACAAATCGGACCAATACCCAAATCGAT